ATGTCGAAGCCAGATATCTGGATGGACGGTTCGTTCGTCCGACACGAAGATGCCAACGTCCACGTCCTGACGCACGCCTTGCACTACGGGTCGTCCGTATTCGAGGGCATCCGATGCTACAAGACGGACAAGGGCTCGGCGGTCTTCCGGAATCCGGAGCATATGCAGCGACTTATTGATTCAGGCCGCATTTACCGCATGGATCTGGGATACAGCCGGGAAGAGCTCGAGGAGGCGTCGTTGGAGACCATCCGGCGCTCTGGATTGAAGGAGTGCTATATCCGGCCGCTCTCCTTCCGCGGTTACGGACCCATGGGCGTGAATCCGCTGAAGAACCCCGTGCATACCATCATCGCCGTCTGGGAATGGGGCGCTTACCTGGGTCCGGAAGCCCTGGAGAATGGTGTCGATGTCCATGTGGCCTCCTGGAATCGCATGGCGCCCAACACGTTTCCATCCATGGCCAAGGCGGGTGGCAACTATCTGAATGCGAGTCTGGTCAAGATGGATGCCGTTCTGAACGGCTTTTCAGAGGGCATCATGCTCAGTGTGAACGGGCATCTCGCAGAGGGTTCGGGTGAGAACCTGTTCCTCGTCAAGGACGGCGTACTCTACACGGCGCCGGTAGCACTCTCCATCCTGCCCGGAATCACGCGCAGCAGTATTGTCACGCTGGCGGAAGAGATGGGTCTGACGGTGAAGGAAGGGCTCATTCCGCGGGAAGCCCTCTACATTGCTGACGAAGTTTTCTTTACGGGCACGGCAGCCGAAGTGACGCCCATCCGATCCATTGACCACCACACCATCGGGGCGGGCAAGCGCGGGCCGATCACGGAAAAACTGCAGACGGCCTTCTTCGATATCCTGCACCGCGGCAACGATCCACATGGCTGGTTGACATTCGTCAACTGATCCACGGTCGCAGTGGCACGGCGGCAGCGGCTATTCGAAGATCTGGATGATGAGTTGGTCTCCCTGACGACCGACCTGGAAGAGGTCCATGCGGCCGTTGCCGTCGTAGTCCATCATGAGGACCGTCCCGTTCCGGACTGACCGGGCATCCAGGATGTTCAGCAACTGTCCGTCAATCTGCTCCAGGATGACCAGCCGTTGCTGCTCGTCGTTGTCCAGACCGACGAACCCGTGCAGCAGGATGTCCACGTCGGAATCGCCGTCGAAGTCCGTCATGCTGCCGCCACCCAGGAACAGTCCGGGGACGGGACGAAAGCGCTCCATGTACCAAACCGCGAAAATTCCCGGTCGTAACTGCGACAAATCGTAATCCGTTCCCGGATCGGGGTTGACGTCACAAACCGAGCTCCCGCCGCTGGTCTCGACCCCACTCAAGAACGGACTCCACGTAATCGTTATAGGCGGATGATTCCGTTGTCGGGCCAGTCCGGAGCATCTGAAACTCGTCCGATTCCGAGTAGCGTTCACGTATTCTTTCATTGATGCGCTGCTTGATGAGCGCAACGTGCGGGGATGCCTTTCTTATCTGCTTACGCAGGACCGGGGTCAGCTCGACGTCCTCCACCTCAACAAGGTCGCTCGAAGAGCTGATTGTTGCGCCGTCAGGCACAGATATATAAGTGTATCCATCATCAAGCGTGGCCAGTTCTACGATGGGTTCATTGTCATCATCCAGGCTGCCGTAGTGGACCTGGTGAGTTGTGTGATCGTCTGTAATCTTCCGGTAACGCTTGATAGAGTTCATGATTGACCTCGTTGATGTAATTCGTCATGTGTGAAAGTGAGGAGGTGCGCTTGGCGTGGCCAAGCAGGGACACAACCGCCGTCAGGTCAGATTGACGGACCCGGCGCCTGAATCGGTGTAGGCTGTGCTTGCGAATGAGTCGCTTGTTGACCCACATCCGGTAGCCGCAGAAGTTGATGCCTCGGGACTGCTTCTCGATCACGCACCTGGACAGCTCCATTCCGTATCGGTCGGCCAGATACCTAGAAATACGATTCCTGGCCACCTCGCATTCGCGTCGGCTCAGTCCAGGCAATACAAGGTCATCAACGTATCGGGCGTAGTGGCGAATCTTCAGGTCTCGCTTGATCCAGTGATCCATGGGCGAGAGATATATGTTCGCAAATAGCTGGCTGAGCAGGTTCCCGATCGGAACGCCGACAGGTTGCCCGTTATGGGCAAAACCCATCAGCAGGTCGATCAGGGCGGCTTCCTTCAGCTTGCGCTCCAGCTGCGACCGGAGCATGTCACGGCCAATGCTATGGAAGTACCTCCTGATGTCGAGCTGCAGGTAGTAGGCCTCTGGGCCAGACTCCTTCACGCAGTTCATTATATAGTCAGACGCGGCATGCGTGCCTCGGCCAACGCGACACGCAAACGCAGTGTCTACAAATGAACGGTCAAAGATCGGGAGAACCTGACGGTAGGCAGCGTGCTGGACAACGATGTCACGGAACGCCGGGGCGAGAATAAGCCGTTCCTTGGGCTCGTAGACGCGGAAAGTGCAGTAGGGCCGAGGCCGGTATTCCCCGGACAGCAATTCGTGCTCCAGGTCCGCCAGATTGGCCCCGAGTCGCTTGCTGAAGTGAAAACACGACGCCCGGCCCATCTTGCCTCTACGCGCTTCCAGGTAAGCGTCGTGCAGGTTTGATGCCGAAATGACCGTGCGGTATATGCTTCCGTATCTCTTCATGATTGATGCCGCCAGACGTTCGCCGTGGCTACCAGAATGGCATTATCGGTGTATTTCGCGTTAGCAGGACAATACATCCCTGTGATCCACTATGCCCTGGATGGGCTTTGAGGATGGATAGCAGGCGCAGCGGAAGCCCACGTTCGTGTTCGAGTTCGAACGATAGTTGTTCAAGTTGGCCGTCCAGACACCGGCGTTCGAGCCGTTGTTCCAGTTGCCGCCCGATATGAGCGCGAGACCGCTAATGCATTGCCCATTTTCAGTGTTGTGATTTGATCCAGCCGCCGATCATCCTGCCGAGTTCGTCCATATGGACTCCGATTGCCTTTAGTCGGCGGGCCCCGGTATCGACGGCGTCCTCCGCCGTACGACCATCCTTGAATCCCAGATACCCCATCTCATAGGCGAGGTAGATCTGCATCCGGAGCTTTTCGTGTGCGACATCCAGATTCCTCAAGGTCGTCTTTTTATGAAAGACCTTGTGCCCCTCGGTGATGTAGTCAAACACTTCATAAGCCGTGTTTCTGATGCGGTTGCAAAGCGCATATTTCTCATGCCGGGGGAAGTGGGCCAGATAGACGTGCAGAAGACGAATCATCTGCAGGTAAACCTGCGTCATTTTGGCCTGGGCTTGGGTGTCATTCATGATGAAAGGCGGGATCCCCGCTATCGCGGTGATCAGACAGGGTAACAGGCGCAGCGGAAGCCCACGTTCGTGCTCGAGTACGAACGATAGTTGGTCAAGTTGGCCGTCCAGACACCGGCGGTCGAGCCGTAGTCCCAGGCGCCGCCCGATATGAGCGGGAGATTGGCCCTGTGGTACTCGTAGAAGTAGTCAGCGCCAAAAAGGTTGGTGCCACCGCCGCTCCTGGCGTTTGAGTCCTTTGGAAAGCCGAGTCCTGCCAGCCTGTATCCATCCCCCGAAATAGCCTCCGACAGGACCTGATTCGCACCACTTCCGAATCGATTCAAGACGCCTGTGTTGATCACGTACGGAATGTCGATCGCGTCATAGAGCGTGGCCAGATGGGTCGCATCCCCCCATGCATCGTTTCCGGCGTTCCAGCCTGCCGTCAGATCCTCAACGCGAACAGACTCCTTCAGCATGTAAAATGCCGCCGTATCGTTCTGATTCGTCGTATCTGTCGGGCTTGATCCGGGCCGGGTCAGGCCGAGCTCGATTTCCCACATATTGCCATTCAGGTCAGCGATCCCACAGGCTTGCCCATTGTGTGTCGTCTTGGCGAACGGCGTTCCGGAACCCGTCTGGCCACAATTGCTGTATCCGTCGCTCACGTAAGCGATTTCACCGTCGTTCGCGTCTCCGAGCGCATTGTTGTTGCATCCCTTCGGGAAATTGGTCGTGCCTCCCGCGTCGTACCACGCACAATGAGCGGTGGATGTAGAAGCCTGGCCATGAGCCATTGACAGGCGGGCTAGCATGGCCCGAATGAACCTCGTGTTGCAAAAGAAGATCGATTCGGCATTCACCGCTCCGTTCACGCCGTCTCGGCCCTTTGCCGCATTGACCACTTCGTAGTAGGCATTACCGGCGCACGCGCTCAGATCGGCTATCGGATTATGGGCCGAGCTGGTTGAAATAGGCAGCCCGAACTTGATGGACCCTGCGGAGAACCCTGATCCATTCGCAACCTTGGAGCACAGATACTTGTCGACAAAGACACCCTGCATGACAGAACCGCCGTTGATGAATGCGCGATCCAGGGCGAATCCCGCAGCTTCTGCCTCGGCCCGGTCTTCGAAATCATGCGCATCGGCGATCTCGATTTCATTGACGGCCAGACCATTCGCCCCGGTGCCAACCTTGTAATAGTGCATCGCCACGTACACCATCAGAGAGCCGTCAATGTACTGGTAGTTACCATATTCGTCGCTCAGCTTGGATTTTGTGCCGGGGAGCTCGGTCATGCCAGGGGGCAATGCATGTGGAGGGCAAACCGAGACCGCTGCGCCATATCCGCCGATGGTGATTCTGTTGTACACCAGCCCGGCGAACTCGTTGGCGTAGTCCTGGGCCGTCTGAGCCGCAGTTTCCGCGTCAATTGCAGCGCGACGGACGCGCGGGTACTCGTTGAAAAGAAGGGATTGTCCGTTCATGGTTCTACTCTATGGTGGCTGTTGGAATGGATGTTGGCTGACCAAGTGCGTCGCGCGTAATGGCGGGCTGGGTGAGCGTCAGGCCGGAGTCGTCATGCGTGACCGTATATGCGTCGACCGCCAGAAACTCCGCATTGACTTGGGTTGACGTGAAGTCGCCTTCGCTCCCATCGACCCACTTCACGGAGGCCGAAACGAGGACGCCCTGGGCGTTCCACACCGGCTGAATGAATCGATATCGCTCTGACAGGATCATGTCAGTAATAATGGAGTCGACCGAATCCTGTGCTGACGCGGCTGATGCCAGCGCCGATCCTGCAGAAGAGGATGCCGCGCTGGCCGATGCCTCAGCCTTCGCGGCATGGTGCTTTGCCGAGTACATCCCCGGCTCGACTTCGGCGTCTTCGGCGAACTCGGCCCATTGCTGGGCCTTGGCGAACGTTTGGCGGACGCGTGGCCATGTAGGATCGATGGTCATGTTGAAACCGTCCTCACGGGCTTTACCGTGATGTTTCCGTCGGCATCCCGCGTCACGGCGGGCTGAGTGACGGTCTTGCTTGAAAGGGCATGGGTGACGGTGTAGGACTTGGGAAGCAGCAGATCCGCATCGATCTCGGTGACCGTAAAAACGCCCGATGAACCATCAAACCAGACCACTGTAGCGCTCGTCAGCACTCCGTCCGCATCGTATGTCAACGCCGTCATGTCGTACCCCTCCTGGAGCAGTACTTCATCGGCAATTCCAGCGCCGCCCCAGGGCGCTCCGGTCGGAATGTTGACTCCGCGTACGACGGCCCCGTCCGAATTGCGACGGATGAGGGGTTCGTCATTCGGGCCGGGAGTGATCTGGGATGTGATTTCAGGCATCGGCTTTCTTGGCTTTGGCCTTCTTCACGAAGGCATCGCGTGAAATGAACTTGAACATGAGATCCATGGCCGGAGGTCGCTGGTCGATCTGCTTCTTGGCGGCACGCAGGTCGTATGCCTTCCGAATATGACTCAATTCGGCCTGATTGAAGCGGAATGCCCGCTGCTTCCCTGACTCCTTTGCCGAGTTCCACATCCATGCGCCGGGGCCCACCTCTTGCATGTTCATCGATTCGATCTCATCGGGCTGCGGCTTCAGGCGGTCCCTGATCTCCAACGTCAGGATGACCTCATCGTATGACCCGCCGCTGGTAAGCAGATTCGTGTGAATCTCGATCCGCTCCCATATGGAGAGGAAGATCGGATCGATTGCGGGCTTCGGGGCAGTGCGTGTTGCGCGTTTTTTCGTGGCCATGGTGCTTAGTTGGATTTTGCTTTGTTGATTCGTGCCTGATGGGCCTCTTCGGCCTCCTTCTGGTGTTTCATGCGAGTCTCGACGCGGTCCTGGTATGCGATGAGCTCACCATACAGGCCGACCTGGTCTTCCGGGTCCATGTCGTCAATGATCGATTCGCACTCGTCCAGGATGGCCGCGGCCCGATCCGGGCTGAGCGTATTGGATGCGTGCATGAGCTTCTTGACACGCTGCGCGTCGTCCTCGATGGCGCTGGCGCTGGCCAGCAGCTTTTCGGTGATCTTGTCCTGGTTCATGATGTGATCCTAGTTGTTGATGTAAATCCAGCTTCCCCATGCGCCCGGAGTCTGAGCCTGACCGTCTATGACGGAAATGCTGCGCTGGCGATATTGGGATATTCCGGTGACGGGCTCATCCCGGTGCTCTGTTTCGTTGAAGGAGAACGTCGCCCCGCCCGATGCGAGCAGGAAGTCTGCAGCGTGATATCCGTCCAGTAGATCCGCATGCATCCCGGATCCGGGCCCGTCGTTGTTCTCAGACCACAGGCCCCAGAAGCCCAGGTAAAATGAAAAGTTGTTGTGGTCGTAGACGGCGTTGCCATTATGAGTCAGCTCCCCGAATCCGGTGATGGCGACGCCGTTGTCGCCGTTCAGGTAGAGCCAGTTGGAGCTGTCGACGGAAATGGATGGCGCTGGCGAACCTGCCGTTGCGGTAATGGAGTACCCTGAAAACGTCATCCCACCAATCGTGGCTGACCCAAAGGACGCAGTACCCGCCCCGCTGAGGTAATTCCCTCCGGCCATGGTCAGGTCGCCCGACAGCGCCAGTGTGCCCAGCGATCCGCTAGCAGCATCGAGCGCTCCAGCGAATGTGCCCGATGCGGCGTCCAGGCTGCCAGAGAAGGACCCACCAGCCGCATCGAGATCTCCCGAGAACGTACCCGTCACGCCGTCCAGGATGCCATTGATCACGACATTCCCGTCAAACGTAGTCGCTGCTGTGATGTGGACGTTTGCGCCCGCAACGACAAAGCTGCCATCAACACTCGTGTCTCCAGTCAGGTTGATTTGACTGGCATCGATTGCGGCCACGGATCCGGTTGCGCCGGATTCCAACGAAATGGTCCCAAGCGTTCCGCCGCCACTGACCGTGACCACCACGCGGGCCCCGATGGTGTCCACCGTGGACTTGATGTTGGTGAAGTTGGTGATGCCATTCGTCGTCAGAATGGCCCCAATGTCCACAATGGCAGTATCGAGAGCGTCGATATCGTCCGAGTTGAAAATGATGGCCTGGCTGACGTTCGTCGCGCCGGTGATCCCGTTCGCCGAAAGCGTGCTGCTGAGGTTGGCGATAGACGACGCATTGTAATCCGCTTGGTCCTGAGCCGTATTGACCGCCAGCGTCAGGTTGGATGAGCCGTTTATGCCATTGGCTGCGAGGTCGGACTGCAGGGTAGAGATCGCTGTGGCGTTGCTGCCTGTATCCGTTTCCACGATGCCAACTCGGGTGGCCAGATTGGACGTCGCGTCGATGCCGTTCAGGCTGAGGTTGGCCTCGATTCCCGCAATGGCCAACGCATTGATGGAGATGTCATCTTCCGTGAACTGGACGCGCTGGGAAATATTCGTGGTGCCGTCCAGTCCATTGGATGCGAAAACACCCGTGTGGGATGATATCTCTGATTCGTTGTCCCCGACACGGACGTCCAGGACGGCGAGGTTCACAACGTTCGGGTCCACGCCAGCGACGATCAGCGTCACCGAATCGTCCAGCTGCTGGATGGCCGATCCGTGGACCACCAGCTCGTCGGCATGCTCAGGAATGATGTCACGGAGCTTCTTCGAGAACTGGATTGGCGTACCATTGGACGTCCAGGGCTCACCGAGCGCATCGGTCAGCTGTTCGACGGGCCCGGCAGTAACCTCTTCCAATCGCCTTTCCATGGCGTTGAACTCCGCACGGGTAACCGTGCGCGTCAGGCCTTGGGCGGTTTCCAGGGATTCCAGCTGCTCGGCCACATCGGACCGTCGAATAGCATCCCCGACTGACCCTGTGAATATGACAGGGACGGGGTTCGTGAGCGTCTTGCCGACGACCACGTCGCCATCCAGGACATCCGCAAAGATGGGCCGATCGGCATTGATCTTCAGGCGCTTGGCTCCCTTGGGCGCGTTTTCGCGGACCCAGAACTCCAGGACCGTTCCTTCCCGATCGCGTCGCTCCAGCATCCGACCCGCATCAATGCGCTCGCGAAGGGCAGAAACAGCAATCTCGTCCAGCGATACCTCATCATAGGAAGCCGTCAGTTGCGCAAGGCTGCCCTGCCGAATGAGGTTGAACGTGACGTCACGCGTGAGCGTCAGTACGTTGTAAAGGTCTGCAGTCGACGGCGTGACTCCCGATCCGGCCGGGATGAAGTCCGTGCCCAGATCATAGGGAACGACGTAGAGGAATGGATCCCCGCCCTTCTGGTCCGCCGACAACACCATCTGCCACATCCCGCCCCGGAGCCCGCCGATCGTGATTTGCTTGCCCTCCTTCATGGCCTCCTGGTCCCGAGTCATGGGCTCCGTCAGCTCAATCGGAATGCGATCCACAATGCCTGGGCCAACGTCCAGCGTGAGCGTCGTCAGCGCTGAAATAACGGCACTCGCGCCGCGCTCATCATCGCGCTGCTGCAGGAGCAAGGCAACGCCGCTTCCAGCCGGGCCCGTGAGCAGATCAGCGCCATCCGCGCCAAGGGCGTCGAAGTCGGCTGCAAATGGGTCCCGCGCGATTTCGATCAGTGTGCATTCCTTGACCGCGTCCTCAACGTTTTCGTCGATGGCCACCGGCAAGAACAGCCCTCCGGCCACCTGGACTGCGGTCACACAGTCCACTTCCACCTGGCGAACGAACGTCATCTGAATCCGCTTCAGGCCCATGCGGCTCATTTCCAGAACATCATGCAGAAGGACCTGCTCGCGGGTTACGCCCGATGCTTCCTCGGCCAGCCCGTACGGCTCGTCTTTGTAGTCGGACAGCAGCGTCCCGTCAGACAGACGGCATGCGCCACGATGGGCGGACGTCGGTCCTTGGCCATGGTCAACCACGATCGCGTCGCGCCGGGCCCCGCCCGAGCGGCTTACGTAGTCAATCATGCGCGTTGAGGCGAAAGCGCCGCCCCTGGCTCCATCGATAGGAATGACCTGGACGTCGTCCCACCAGGTGTATGCCGTCTTCTTCTCGGCCCCGGTTGGTACGATCTCATCGACAGGCAGCAGCTCGATCCGGATCCGGGAGGTTTCAGGAAGCGCTGCAGAACGGATTTCAAGCTCCTGCCACTCTTCGCTGGCCACCTTTACGCGGGCAACGTCCCCGACTAGGTCCTGCCATGTTCCAATCGACTGGACGGCGGTTTTCTTGAGGTAGCGCGTCGTTCCTGAATCGACGCCAACCGCGATCACGCGGACGCGCGCATCCACCGCCCCCACGTTCTTCGAGTCTTCTCGGGCAGCTGCCGTCAGTTCGCGGAAGCACCGGGGATTGACGAGCAGTGAATGCCCCTCCAGGACGACAGGCTGCGTGACGGACCGGACCAGTGTGAGCACGCTGTTGTCGAGCCTGACCGATCGGTTCAGCCCGCCCGACCTGTTGGTCGACTTGATGGCTATCTCCGCGCCGCCGTGGAGCGTCCACTCGTCTACACCTTCATCCTGGCCCTGCGGAAAGCGCTCAAAGCCGGGATTGTTGATGATGGATTCCAGCGGTCCATGGTCGTACTTGACTTCGGCGGACGTCCAACGTGGCAGCCGCGAGGACTGCGATCCGTCGTGAAAATGCCACCATTCGGCGTTACCACTCGGAATGACAAAACGCGCGGTGTGCGTGTCCGTCGAGGTCGCAGCGGCTTCCGTAAAGTGATTGTGCGGTATCACGAGGACGGGGAAGCTTGCGGCCTCATACTTGCGGCGCTCATGGACATGCCAAGCGCCATACCGGCTGTAGATGAATGCACCTACGCCGCGAAGCAGGCTCCTAAGCACCTCATAGCAGGACGGAGGTTGAACCCCTACCTGGACCCATGCCGTGGGCGGGATCATCTCCTGGGTGACCGAAGGGAGGCCTTGGTCCATTTGGTAGGCGTAACGCTCAACGGCCATCCGGACCGGCTGCTCGGTTTCCAGCTTATTCAGAATGAAAAGCACCCACTCCGCCCAGGACTTGTCACCGTCACTGAGCAGGGTCCCGATCGTGCCGTCACCCGCCACCAGGGGAATGCCCTGAAGGAGTCCAATGCCGTCGCCCGCAATCAGGACCGAGCCGCCGGAGAAGTAGTCTTCATCGCCTTCCCATCGGTCCTTGTTGATGAATCCCAAGAGATCCGGCTGCCCGTCGATTTCCTGCCGGACGCGCCACGTAGCATCATCCCCGAACACGTCATCGATGACGTCCGAATGCTGTGGAGGCACGGGGATTTCCGCTGTCCAGGGACGGAGTTCTGCCAGCTCCGAACTGTCGGGCCCGGAGTCCGACCGGCGAAGCGTTCCGCTGCCCAGCACGATGTCCGTTGGTTCGCCTTCGAATCCGGACTTCTCCAGGTAGATGCCAATCGTGCGGCCCCCGAAGGATGCGACCTGCTGATATTTGACGCCGTATGCCATCAGATCTTGCCCGCCCAGGAGTCGATTTCCTGCTGCCTTGCTGCTACGGATTTGAGCGATCGACCCGAGGCCTCAAGCGGGATTCGCTTCACGCCGGCCACTACGGCTTTCGCAACCGCTTCCTCCAATTCGCGCTGGTTGATGCCGCGATCGCCAGCTCGTCGGCTGTTAATACTGGCGACGACGGCACCCGCATTAATGGAGCTGAGGAGTGGGTAGTGTTCACGCGTGGCGCGAGCATTGACCACAAATTCCCCATTTGACAGCCATGCCGGAATCGAATCGGACCGCGAGGATCCGGGGCCCGTAACGAGGCCGCCGTCACGATAAGCCTGCCATTCGTATTCGCCCGGCGTCGTTTCAACAAGTCGCCCCGTGGCAGCGCTTGATCCAGTACCGGACTCCCGGCCCTGACGGCTGGCAGCGGCCCCGAGTGCGCTCCCTAGCACAATGAGTCCTGTACCGGCCACGGCCAGCCTTGCCGCTCTTCCAGGAGCCAGAATGGCCAGCGCTGCCGCCTGTGCTAAAAGCGACTTTCCGAGCTGAACGGCCATATCGGCCAGCATCTTGTTCACCGATCGAGCAATGGATTCGATGGCTGATTGGCCTGTAGCCATGCTCTCGCCAATGGACTGGCCGAGCATTGAGAACATATCCGCGCCCGTGGTGGCCAGCGTTTGGATGCGAGACTGCATGTTTGTCATCTCGTCGGCCGCATTTTCCATGTCCACGATCTGGCCCCGGATCTGCCAGCGTTCGGACGCGGACTGCGCTTCGAGATACCGCTCCCGTAGGACGGCCAGATTGTGATTCACGGCGCTGATTGAGCCGTCCAGTGGTCGCAGGGCGTCGTCCAGGAACGAGAAATCAATGTCTTCTTCCTTCAGCGCCACTTCGGGCACCAGCTCCACCTTGACCGGTACCGCAGCGGACCCGGCCGACGTGACCGCATTGCGCATCTTTTCCTTCTCGGCTTCGAGCTTGGCCGCCAGCTCCTCGAACAGCGTCGGAAACTGCTCGCCGTACTCTTCCCGGTACTTCTCGACTTCCTGGTCGATGGCCAGCGAAATGGCCTCAAGGCGCTTCTCGGTGGACTCTTCCATGAGTTCCAGTTGGAGCGTTCGGCGCTGCAGTTCACGCTTGCGGATCTTTGCCGCCTCATCGGTCGACAGGCCTCCGCCTGATCCGCTGCCGCCAGTGCGCAGCGCTTCGATTTCAGCCTCAACGGTGGCCAGCTCCTTACGCTTCTCAATAAGCTCGGCGGTCTCCTCGCCCTGGTCTACCAGCGCGTCTACCTGCTGCTGCAGTACTGCCCGGCGAAACTCCAGACTCTGGGCCCCTCGGGCATCTGCCTGCTCGATCGCATCACGGACTTCCAGGATGCGCTTCTGCGTGGCCAATCGCTTTTCATCCAGGGCGGCAAGTTCGCCATACCCATCGCCTTCGCGTTGCTGGGAAAGACGGATCCGAAGCGCCATGCTTTCGCGCTGCTCAACGATGTCCATCAGGCCGGATTCCAGGTCCTCCAGTTGGGTTTTGAGCTCATTACGGCGGCCCAGCAGCTGTGCACCCTGCAGTTTCTCGATGTCCTTGGTCAGGCCCTGCACCTTTTCGCGTTGCTCCTCGATCTCTTCCGTCGCATCGGCGGTGTTGTCCCTGAAAATCAGCATGGCAGAAGCCACTGCCGCTACAGCTGACAAGGCCAGCCCCCACGGATTCGACCGCATGGCGTTGGTCAGGGCGATCTGGGCTGCTGTCGCTCTCCACATGATGAGCTCAACCGCAGCAACCACGGCCCGGTAGGCCCGCGTAACGGCCAACTGAGTGGCCGTGGCGATCGCGGAGGCGCGACTGACGGCGGTATACGTTCCGACGGCCACAGCCAACACGCCGACCGCCTTGGCAACGACTGCCGCCTCATCACCCGATTCCCGCATGAGATCGACAAACGCGATCGACGTATCGATCAGGGCCACCATCGACTCTTCCAGGCTATCGAAAATGTCGACGCTGAGACTGTCCATCAGGGCGCTAAGGCGCTTGATCGCCTCGCCGTAGGTGTTGGACTGTATTTCAGCCTGCTCCTGCGCTGTGGTGGTGTCCGTGACCTTCTCGGTCATCTCCCCGACAGCCTCGGCATTCTGGATCAGGATGGCGGCAGCGTTCAGGTTTTCACGCCCAAAGACCTCGGCCATACCGGCGGCATCGCCGAGCAATGGCTCCAGCTTGATGAGGGTATTCACCAGGCCATCGGATTCCAGGTTCACGTCCTTGATCCCGAACTTGGCCAGCTTCGCCGCTTCGGTCCGAAGAATCGTGATAACGTTCCTGAGACCAGTTCCTGCCTGAGATCCCTTCAGCGCGTTCTGGCTTAGAATCTCGATTGCACCGACTGCCACCTCGTAATCGACGCCCGCCTGTGCAGCCGTGGTACCGCTTTCCTTGAGCGCTGCGCCCAGGTCACCAACCTCAGCTGCTCCGAACTTGGAACCAGCCGCCAGGACGTTCACGACGCGAGCGCTCTGATCGGCTGACATCTGCCACTGGTTCAAGCTTGATGCGACTACGTTCGCCGCCGTGGCCAGGTCGATTTTTGCCGCCCGGCTGAGCGTCACAACCTCCGTTCCCAGCTTCTCCAGTCCGTCGACGCCGCCAATGGTGGCAATGTCAATGTTGGATGCCAGGAGCTTGAACGCCTCAATCTGATCGACTGCGGCAACGCCCGTCCGGATGGACTCATCAACCGCCGTGTCGCCCAGGCGCTTCAGATCATCGCCCATGATGCCGGTAATGGCCGACAGGTCTGCAAGCTGACTTTGTACGGCTGCGCCCGTCGACACGATCGCGCCGGGGATGGCCATGAGCCGGGCCCGGATATCATCAACCACCTGGGCGGTGACGAAGCCGAGAGCCGTCTCCATGACGCGGCCAAACCGGGGGCCTTCCTTTTCCGCCGTCTTCCGGAGATCAACGACTGAGCCCTCGACGGAGCGAATGCCGCTGACCGCGCCGCTTGCGCCGTCCAGGTCGATTACGAGCTTGATGGAGCGTGCCATTATTTCCCCCGGCTCTTATTGGCGATCTCCTCCATCTTCAGGTCAATGCTTTTGACCCCGAGGTAGAACATGGCCTCTTCCAGCGTCAGTTCGCTGGTGATGTGCGTATGGTCGTGTGGGCTGAGGCGGGAGAGAGCGCGCGCGAGGCTCGGACCAGACGAAGCATCATCTCGGATGTATGCGGCCCCCGAGCGCCGAGCGTAGTGCGAACAGCGATCTTCTGCCTTTCGAAATGCATCATGCACTGCAAAAAAAAATCCGACACCAGGACGGCAACCAGCTCCTCGGCGGCTGGCTTCTCGAACTGGTCCAAGTCGATTTCATGCGCATTCTTGCACACGAGGGACAGCAAGGGACGGCCAACGACGGCCACGTCGACGTCGACCGTCCCCAGTGATTGCTGCCCCTTCCGAACATTGTCCGGATCCAGTCCGAGGAGGAGGCACACGCCCTCGAACCGTTTCAGTGTGGGCTCTGCCTGCTTGGGCTTGATGGTCACGCGGCGATTGCCGCGAGCCATGGACCGCGCTATGGTGGCCCGAATGCTCACGGAGTATGCGTGATGGTATTGCTGGCGCCAGCGCCAGATGCGACGCCCTCGCCTGCGAACGTCACAAACCCGTACTGCCCGTGCTCTGCGATGCCAGCCGTGACAATGCGTAGGAGGCACTTGGCTACGACCATCTTGGTCTTCCCGTCCTTGGACGTGAACTGGACATCCTTGCGCGTCAATGCGTATCCAGCGGAACGAATGGTAGCCACCGTAGCCGCATCAACGTTCAGTGCATTGAAGGAGAATGGCGTTCGCTCACCCGTTGGGCCTTGCTGGCCGCCGTGAACCCCGGCCGTGATCGCCTCGGGGACGGGCCAGGTATTGCCCTCCTCTGCAAACTGCGTTATCTCAATGTCCGGGGCGGTCGTAAAGTCGCCGCCAACAGCATCGATGACAACCTTCCCAACGCCGCCGAAATAAAGTACGTTTGCCATGATCTATCAGGAATCGGTGTAGGACTTGGCCGCGCCGGAGCTGACGGCTGTGCCCGAAATGCGCACGAAGCCGTATTGGCCGTGCTCGACGATGCCAGCCGTGGCGACGCTGACAAGGACGCCGTAGAGCGTCCGGGTGACGTTGCCGTCCTTGCTCACGAACCGTACGTCGCAGGCCTGAAGGGCCAGTCCCCGCTGCCGGACGGTTTCCGCGGCCGTCGCGTCGACGTTGATTCCCTGGACAACGAAGGGTGTCCGCTCGCCGGTCGGGCCCTGCTGGCCACCATGGACCCCGGCGGTCACGGTTTCCGGAACCGGCCAGGTGTTGCCTTCTTCAGTCAGGTCTGCCATGGTCAGGAGAGGTGTGGCCCAATCGCCACCGGCCTCCTCGATGATCACGGTTTCGACGCCGCCAAATAGTACACTCATCAGTCGTCACCCTCGGTGTTTTTGTCGCCGCCGATCTTTTCAGCGGTGATGTCTTTGTTGGCCTTGAAGGCTTGATATCCGCCCACTTCAGACGCGCCGGGCGTGACGACAATCAGCGTCGTTCCGTCCTTGCGCTCGTAGGAGCCGGGCTTGCGAAATGTGTAGCGATACAGGGCAGGCATGGTCATTTCCAGATGAGCTGTGCAACAGTGATGAGCAGGCCGGAGACCGTGACGATTGCGGCCAGAATCTTTCCGATGGTCGGGCGGGTCTCCTTGATGGTGGAAATCTCCCCCTCGGCCTTTCCAATGCGCTTGAACAGCTCAGACTTGTCGGTGCTGTCCTTTTCGTCCCGGCGCACCATGGCCTCCTGCATGTCTTTCTGCAGCCGGTACATGCCCTGGAACTTCTCCTCGAAGTAGTCCCGCGAGATATGGTCCGTCGATTCCGGCATCACTCACCATCCACAGGGCCTTCGGCCTGAACCTGACCGGCTCCGACCATCACGGTGCCGAGGATGACCTGGATGACGGTCAGGATTTCGAGGACCAGGCGGATAACCTGGACCCATGAATCCGGAACGTCGGGCAGCGAGAGGCTGACGCCGCCCGTGGCTGCGCCGCCTGCAATGAGCTTTGCACCGGCGCGCTTCAGACGTCCACCAATGGGGGGCGTGACTGCCTTGGCGAGCCTTACGAGTAATTTGAGAGCGTTCATGCGTCCTCCTGGTCTTCGCCCGATTCGCCGTCGGCGTCGGACATGAGTTCGTTTGCCTGCAGGTGCCAGTCAAAGGCCTTCTCCTGCTTGACGCCGGTCGCCTTTACGATGGCATCGGTCGATGCCTCGGCCAGCTGCGCAACCGTGCGAATGCCTGCCAATGCGAGCTCGTCAGCCATCTTCGGCCCGATACCCTTGATGGCCTCGATTCCGGAGTGGCCACCCACTACAGGGGGCTCGGAATCATTCGGCGATGGCGTGGCTGCAGGGGCATCAGCCTCCTGTGCGTCCTCCAGCACCATCGAGTTCGGATAGTCCTTCAGGATCTTCTCGGCATCCTCTGCCGAGGCCTTGGCAACAGCTCCGCCCGTTGCGGGAGTGAACTTGACGCCGTGCGGCGAGCCCTTGAAGTACGGATTCTTGCAGCGAATGGTAGGCATGGTATTCTCGGTTTCGTGGCGTCAAGGCCGGGCCCGGAGGCCCGGCGCTTGACTCTCTTCGTCGTCGGGTTCGTCTCAGGTGGAGGCGGAAGCCGGGGGCCCGACCCCGGCAACCGCCCAGCCCAGGGCGTCAGCCCTAGAGCTTGATGTTGCGGAAGCGACGGATGGAGTCCTTTTCCTCGATCTTCCACTTGGCGCGGATTTCGGCCTTGACGCGGCGCGATTCCTTCTTCTCCAGATCGATGTCGTCATCGAACTGAAGGCCGGAGTTGGAGACCAGGGAAAGGTCCATTTCGCCGGGACGCATGAGATAGAGGCTCGTCGTGTTCGTCGCCGGAGAGACGTTGTTGTCGGGCTCTGTGGTCAAGATGGATCCTTCGATCATCTCGATCATCGGGAGACCGGCGAACGTGGCCACCGGTACACCGAAGGCGTCCCGCTGCTCTCCGAGGATGTGCTTGGACTGCGCGATCGTGTACATCCGGGCATAAAGCTCCGGACTCATGGCCATGCCCTTGGCACCAGGGACCGACAGGCGGTACCGGATGAGCTTCTCAATGAAGGTCCCCCAGTTGGCCGAGTTCGACAGGTCGAAGCTGTCAGGAGTACCCGTGAGCCAGTCTGCAGCGTCGATCACGCCCGTCTCGCCAGTGTAGCCCGGCAGGTCGGTCGTGCCGTCCAGGATCTTGGAAAGACCCTTCAGCAGCGTGGTCGTCCCAGCGCCAACGAAAAGGGCATTTCCGAAGAGCTTGGACCACTTGCGGATCCGACGCGTGATCTCCTTCGAGAGCCACTGGTCGAGGTCGCGCAAACCGCGGTTCGCATCGGCAATGTGCGTCTCGTCGATGTCGATCGAGAATCCATGGAACGACAGCGTGTCCGTCTGCCGGGTGCCAGGCGTCGCATCCGTCGGAGTGTATTCACCGCCGATGGCGCGCGTCTGGAGCGCCTGGCTCGGATCAATGGGTCGCCAGTCGAAGTCGGTGGCATCCTCTTCCCACGCGCTGTTTGCTTCCAGGAAGCGCAGGAACGGATCCCGGTCAAGGAGTTCGGCGAGAGCGGCCCGACCGCGCTCCGAGTTGAGTTGTGAAAGCTGGGCAAGTTGCATGGTCTTCTCTGTTTGGGTTCTCTGAGAGGCGTCGGGCTCGCCTCAATGAGGACCACCCTATCGGGCGGCCTGCTGCTTGTTGACGTGTTCGAGCAAGGACTGATTGACCGAGCTCGCGAAGCGATCCTTGGGCGTGCCGTCTGCCGGTGACCCGGAATTGACACGCAGTTTCCGCGGCGTAACCGTGCCAGAGGTCATGCCGTCGATTTCTGCCTTGGTGGCCGAGAAGTCCGCAACGGCCGCATTCACATACGTCGCCTTCTGGGTCGGAAGGATCTTGCGGTCCGAGATCGCCTGATCGACCAGGGCTTCCGCCTGGTCGCGGGCGTCCTTTTCATCCCGAGCGCGAAGGCGCTCTTCAAGGCTGTTCACCTTGGCAGCCAGGTCGTCCTCGCCGTCGCCATCGCCACTGCCAGCGGCAGGAGGCGTGGCCGGAGTGGCCGGAGTGGCCGGGGTATCCTTGCTCTCGGGCTCAGGCGCAGGTGCCTGGTTGGCCTTCAGGCGCTCGACTTCAGCCGTGATTTCCTCATCGGTGGCCGTCTCGGCGAGGCCAAGGGAGTTGATCAGTAGTTTGCGGTCCATGATGTTCTCTTCTTCTGGAGGTGAATCGTGGCTGGATTCGGGGGCCTGGGCGGGAGACCGATTGCCTATGTAATCGATTTCCCGTTCGTCGAAGTACGGCAGGTTGGTGAGGGCAATCGAGTGGATGCGCGCGCCTCGATCGGATCCGTCCTTCCCGAGAGAGTTGAGGAAGTAGACGGGCGAGAGATACCGGTATTCGCGGGAGTCGACGTAAGGCTTGCCGTAGGCGGTCCATTCTGGGAAGCGTACATATAGGCCGTCTTCGCGGGCTTCGACTTCACTTGACCATCCAGCTGCGCGAGTACTTCCCCAGATTGACTGATGGTCGACGTCGAAGAGCAGTTCAACACCTGAGCGCTCGAAATTGTCAGCCATTTGCTGGACGTGTTCTCGGGTGACTTCGTGAGCTCCATTGTGATGGAGGGGGAAGAGTCCGACAGGGACAGCTCGAATGAATCCATCAGGACCGGCGTCGCCTGCGTCGTCGGGGAGCTCAACAGCATTACAAAAAGCGCCAGCAGGAATGCCGCGCAGGACAGGAGTCGTTTCATCGGTAACCTCGGAGTTTCGGTTCTTGAAGTAGCGGCTAAGCCAGTTCATAGCAGCCCTCGTTTTGAGTGACTGAAACATAGACCGATTCCGAGGGAGACCGCCACAAAAACCGTCTCTAATGCGCATTAGAGACGGTTTAGGGGGGAGGACGCGGGGGATAAGGGTACTTTTGGTCACGAACAACAGCCGCTGACCACTATCGATATGCTGGCAGTACCCCGCCAATCATCCAAACCACGCGTATCCTTCGACCCCAAGGGTTTCCGGGACGCCCGAAAGAAATACGAAAAAGGTGATCCGCGCAACCTCATCGCCATGATGAAGGAGGCGGAGACCGACTCGCACGTGGCCGGGTGCCTCATCGGCAGGCGCTCCGGATACAAGCGCGGATACTCGATTGTGAGCTACGAAGACGAGTCCACGGACAACGAGCGTCGCGAGTGGATCCAGGGCGTACTGGAGCGGCTTCACTTGCGGGATCTCCTGGAGGAAATCCACGCCGCCCGCATGTACACGTATTCGGTCGTGGACTTCGAGTGGGAGCTGATGGACGGCAGGGATACACCCGTTGCCTTCGAAGCATTCGACCAGAAGTATTTCCGCCGGGACGAAAACCGCATTCTGAAAATCGACTGGGGCCAGCGCCTGGAGGAAATTCCGGAAACGGCCCTCGTGACGGAAATGCGCCCGTCCAAGATGCCTGTCATGCTGCCCGTACTCCGGGAGTTCATCCTGAAAGAGTATGGCGTTGCTGCCTGGAGCGCCTTCATGGAGAACTGGGGCGAAGCGTTCATCTGGGGCAAGTATCCTCCGGGATCGGATGACGCCTTCAAGAAGCAGCTGGAAGATGCGGTCAACGCCATTGCCGCCAGCTCGCGGGGAATCGGCCCGGATGGGTCATCTGTCGAAGTCATTGAGTCGGCCAAGACCGCAGGCGACCACGACAAGTACGTTGCGCGGGCGGACAAGGGCATTGCCATTTCGCTGCTCGGACACGCCAACAGCGTCGAGCAGTCGAGCGGCCTGCAAGTGGGCGACAACACGTCCAGCTACGAAGTCCGCTTCGACCTCGCCGTCGATGACATGCACTGGCTGGAGCCCCACGTGAACCGGCTCATCCGGACCATCTGGGGGCGAAACTTTACCGACCAGCGCTATCCGCGCTTCGAGCTCGACAAGAAAAAGCCTGTCGACGTCAAGGAGCACGCGGACATCGTGGACATGGCCTTCCGCCACGGACTGCCCATTGATCCCGATGAGTACCGCAAGCTCGGCCTCTACGTTGATCCCGGCCAGCAGGCCCTCGTTCGCCAAACCCGTGCCACAGACATTCTCCTGGACTGATGCGATATCCTGACCATATCTGGGACCAGATCGAGCGCCTGTACGTCGCCGACGGGAAGACCGCCGGTGAAATCTCGCGCATCTACAACGGCAAGCCGTCAAAAACCGCCATCCACAAGCGCAGCATGAAACCCGGTATGGACGGCCGCACCTGGGATGATAAGCGCGAGGAGTGGCGCGCCGAGCTGCAAATGCTCACCATCGCGCCGGGCAGCGTCATGGCCAAGGTCATGCGCCGCCTGGAAGAACTCCTGGACAAACCGGACTTCGGCTCCAAGGAAACCGACGCGCTGGCCAAGCTCTCGAAGACCTTCCAGACCATGTTCGATGAGAGCTACCACACGCACATGGTCTACCACGTCCTCAATGACTTCCTTCGGCACATGAAGGAGCATCATGAGTCCGTGCTCAGCGAAGACCTTGTGGCGGCCATTCGGGACTTCAAGAACGAGGCGCTGGACCGCGTCCGAAAGAAGCAGTGGCTCTCGGGCCCGGAATAGCCGTCAAAGCCGTCCGACGTTGGCCGAGAGGCCCGATCTCCCATTCAGCGATAGAAGACACACCATGGCACGTGAACGCGATATACGGCAAGCAGAGGAGCTGTTCGATCAGCTGCTGGAATCCGTCCTCTTCGAGGTCGCGGAAACCGAGCTCACGCCGGAGAAGCGACGCGAGCGCCGAAGGGCTGCCGACGCGGACGTCATGGCCTTCGCCAAGACCTACTTCCCGAACGTCTTCAGCGCGCCCTTCAACGACGCCCACCGGCACATTGCCAGCCTGAAGGTTGGGAAGTACACCATTTCCGGATTCCCACAGTCCGGAAAGAGCGCCTTCGGATACCTGGCCGTCGGCATGCACAAGATCGCCATGGGACTCGGCGGCATCTACGCCGTCGGGTGCCGGGACCTGGACACGGCCCGCAACCGGACGAAGGCGCTGAGCCGCATCCTGCAGTCCAACAAGACGCTCTGCTACGACTACGGCATCAGCTGCGTCCAGGACTCTGCCGGATACCACATCTTCAAGGCCGAGGGCGGCAGCACGCACCTGGTGGCCGGGTCCGTGAGCACCGGCCTCCGGAACATCGTGGACGATGATTTCAAGCGCATCCGGTTCATGATCCTGGATGACCTCTACAACAAGGAATCCGTCCGGAGCGAGCTGGACAACCTGCGCGTCTACGAGTGGGTCACAGGGGAGGCGTACCGGCAAATGGAGCGGGACGGCCTGTCGCTCCTCTTCGGCAACAGCATCAATGACGGCTGCCCGGTCCGCCTCCTGGCCAAGGAGTTTCCGGATCGGCATTTCTCGTTTCCCATCCTGAACGACAAGGGCGAATCCAACTGGCCCGAGCGCTTGGACATGGAGGCCATCGAAAAGCTGAAGTCCGAAACGCCCTCCGACATCTGGCACGCCGAGTACCTGGACGATCCGCTTGAACTCGGCGATCAGTTCCAACCGGAGTGGCTGCATACCATGCGTCCGCACCGGGATGACATTCTGGCCACCATCATCGCCGTTGACCCGGCGTACGGCCAGAGCCCGGAGAGCTGCGCCAAGGCCGCGTTTGCCCTGGCCATCCTGAAGGACCACCGCGTTGTCTGCCTCGGCATACGGATCCGAAACGAGCCGTATCCCATCTTCTTTTCCGCGCTCCGGGAAATGGTGCTTCGCCTGCCGAAGTGCAAGGCCATCCTGTTTGAGAACGACTTCAGCCAGTGGGCCTTTGCCCAGCCCTATTACCAGGAATGGCTGAAGCAGGAAGAGACGCCGCTCCCCATTGTCATGCACAACGCCAAGGACCTGAAGACGGCGCACCGGGCAGCGGACAAGGACAGTCGCATCATGAACCTCGTTCATCCGCATGCCCTCGGCCAGTTCTTCTACGATGAGGACGTGGTCGGCACCAGCGACTACGAAATCTACAAGCGTCAATTCCTGAAGTACGGCAAGCATGGCCGCACCAAGCTGGACGGCCTGGACGCTGCCGCTACGGCCTACATCATGATTCGGGCCTACATCGACACCGGCGGATTCAAACCCCTCGGAAAGCGTCGTCATGAGCGCCCCAGATGGGACAAGCGGGGGTTTCACTGATGATCCGAATTAAAGGAACAGCCCCGATTGCCAAGGACCTGCACCAGCTCGCGGAGCTGCTCGAAAGCCAGCAGCTTCAGAACAAGATTGGGCTCGCGGCGCAGCGCATCATCCGCAAGAACACCCGCGAGGGAAAGGACTTCGAGGGCAAGCCATTCCCCACAGCCAAAGACCCAGCGGAAAACAGTCCCTACTCCAAGGGCCATGCCCGCAAGCGCCGCCGCGGCCAGGGCGCGGGGAAAGCCCTGCAGACCATCCGCAAGGACCTCCATTTCTCCGAGCATGGCGGCATGATGGAAAAGCTGGATCACGTTGTGAGCGGCGATCTTCGGTCCGTCACGCTCTTCATTGACGACCCGGAAAAGTCCAAGATCGCCGGATTCCTGATGGCCGGTGCCGGGAAGAACAAGATGAAGCACCGCTTCTTCGAGCTGTCCGAAGAGTCGGCCCGCACCATCAGCGCCCTCGCCGGAGAAGAAATCGGGCGATTCCTCAGACTCGCAAACCTCAGCGATACACCATGAGCATACTCACGCTATCCACCGTCAAGACGCGGTTTCCCGAGTGGGAGAAGTACCTCGTCATCACCATCAACGATACCGACGAACAGAAGGACGCGAAACTCCAGCTGGTCGTGGACAACGCGGACGCCGAGCTGTCCGAGTACGTTGATGTGAACGCAGACACCATTACGCCCGCGCTCACCAACCACCTCATGAACATCATCCGGAAGCATGCCTTCGACCTGAAGAACGGCAACCGGGCCACAGAGGTGAAGCCGCAGGTCATCCGGGACTATGAGCATTCCCTCGCCCAGCTGAAGTCCTACCAGGCGGGCTTCCGAAACGTGCCGCTCGCCGATGGCGAAACCGATACCCAGCTGGACGTCTCCGTAAAGAACGCCAGGACGCGCAAGTTCAGCGTCTGGTTCACCGACCCTGAATAGCCATGTACACCGTAAGAGCCGCACTTTTGACCCATCTCGCAGACGTCCAGGTTCCGGGAGGTCTCGCCGTCATCAAGGAATACCAGGGCGAGGTTCATGACGCCCTGGAGGACCCGCACGCGCTCATGGATATCATGCCCGCCGTACTGGTCATTGTCCGGGAAGGCAAGCGCCGGCGCGGCCACGGCCTCTACCACTTCGACTGCCTGGTGGCTTCATTCACGCGGGGGTTCGACCAGGAGGACAGCGCCGACGATGCGCTTGTGCTCACGGAAGGCATTGTGGACTGGATGGAAAACAACTTCCACTGGATGGGCGGGGATAGACACTACTCGATCGACACCGACGCCGGAATCCGGATGGCCCTCATGACGCTCCGTCCGGACTACGCCATCTACGGGGTGTCGTTTGAGGTGAAGGAGGTTTGATGGCTACCAGTCGTCCTCTGGCTCAGCGGCCCACGCATTGATATAATCCCTGATTTCATTCGTGTACTCGTCCATGAATGCCGGGATGCGACCAACAATTCGTTCGTGCATATCATCTAGGTACGAAATACCCTGGCCCGGCACGTGGAAAACGCCATAGAAGTTTTTGGCCGTATATCGAAACCTGCCTTCCTTGGCTTCTATGGTAGATGTAAATCGGACCTTAATATTGCGCCCAATGCGGAATCCGATAGGCATTGTCAGTATAAAATTACCCGTAATCACCCCGTTAATACGGTCGTCTACCTGAATGACGTCTTGCGAAGATACCATCTCTTCTGCCAAACGCTGTCGCTCCGCGGCGTAAATCTGATCCGCACTAGCCTGAACCTCGACTACGCGCTGATATTCCAGGTCCTTCTGGGCTGCTGCTGTCGATGCGAAGCAACATATAATGACTACGAGGGAAAGTGTGTGCTTCATGACATTTCTGCGTTTTGCTTTCTTGCGAAGGTTGCTATCCATCTAGGGTCGTCATAATAGATCCTCGTCAGTGCAGCGACCACCCTGCCACACAACTGGAACTCCTCAGACGGCCTTACCGCCTCAATAGGATATGCCGAGTACGGTGGTATGAACTGGATCCCGTCATCATCTGGTTTCAGGTATCTCGCGACGTAAGCGCCCCTGTGGAAAAAGGCATATATCCCATGCTTGTCAATACGGGACGCCGGTGATACGAGCATGAGGTCTCCTGAATCCAGCATGCCCACCATCTTGCCATCTCCCACGACCGCGAAGAAGCAGGACTCCGGATCAACCATTGCACGGTCTTCTATCCAATCCCGGACCGTAAATCCATACGATCCGATAGTGTCAAGGGTCTGGGGCGTGCTCTTGTCTCCCATAAGAGGCGTCCCCATCACAGGCACGCGCAAATCGTCGTCCGGCGTCGCAAACGGCCTACCTCCGGGCTCTCGTACGACGGACAGGCCCTCCTTCAGTGGCTTTCCGTCGCCACGAACCAGCCAGTCCAGATTCAGGTCAGGGCATTTTCGGGCAATTAACGCCAGGTCCACATATTCGCGGTGACGCCATCCTGCAGGAGTACTCCTGCTTACGCCAAGAAACTCTGCTACCGCCACATCTGACGGAAGAGAATACGCTGATCTCAATCTGTCTAATATTCTTCCCGGATCGAGTTGCATGGTATTATGCTCTTCAATATCTTGGTACCAATTAGGCACTATAGTACGAACGAAAACTCACTTTAGGATGGACAAGGCGCAAATGCTCTCAGTTTGCTTTAGGGCCGCGGGTATTTCCCAAGAGGAATTTGCCAGCCAAATAGGAGTTACTCGGCGCTTCCCGATGATGGTTGCGGCTGGAGAGCGAACGAGCAAGAGGGTCAGCCAAGAGATAGACCGGTTCATTGCGGAGAATCTCAACAAGATCAAGTCACACGCGGACCATTACGAGGAGGCAGCATGATTACGGAAGGCGATATCCAGAGACAGGTGGACGGCACCATGAGTCCATCTAGTCGACCCGGTGATAGGCGGATCAACCCTGCGCGCACGGAATCTGTAACCGCGATCATCGACGGGGTTCACTTCACAATGAACCCCAACGAAGAGCCCTATCCTCAATTTCGGTGCACCTACGCCCCGGCAGATGTGTACGGCCCCGATATCAGGAATGCAGAGGTTCTTCTTTCTTCTTGGTACCAGTTTGGCCGAAGACTGGGTTTGTCGACCCTCAGGCGATTCAGCGTGATCCCCTGCGTTCGTTGCGCCGTCATGGAAAGCGCAGTCCAAGAGTCTATTTCCGGGCTGGAATCCTTGGCTACTGGTCTCATTGAGGTTCGAGATGCCAAAAATGATTGACCACGACCGCATCGTAGCCATGGCCCAGCACGATTGTCCCGTGGTCGTTATCGCCCACCGGCTCCGCGTGTCTATCAAGACCGTTCGCAGAGTCCTGAAGGCCTCTGGTGTTCAGGCCCAATCGCGGTCCTATGTGGGCACGCAGGACGAGTGGCGGTTCTGGGCACTGATGCACGAGCAGGGCCACTCGTTATCCCACATCGCTTACTGCTACGGTTTTTCCAGGCAGTACATCTCCGAGTTCTTCAACCGAAAAGCAGAGGCAGCTTGACATGGCCACAGATACCCCCCAATTGATCGAAAACGGCGATTTGCAATCCAATCTTGCACCAGTGCAAACGGCACACTCGTCGAAACCGGCCAGTATTTCCCTCCTGGAAAGCGGCTATGATGAAGAATCCAAGTCTGTCGTAAGTCTATCTGCAGATGTTCTGGATCAGTTCATGCTTCGTCATAACAGGATGCAGGCCGCAGCGCTAATTCAGGCGGTTGACCTGTATTGGGTCAAGAAGAACCGCGCCTACGTAGCCGCAGGGTTCAGCAACATCGGTGACTACGCCCAGCACCACCTGGGATACAATCCGTCCAAGTGCTCCAGGGCCCTGAAGGTGGCGGAGATGATTGATTCCACCCTGGAGACCGTTGGACACTCAATCGAAAGTGTAACGGATGGGTCCGCTGAATGGGATACCCTCCGTAGAGTGCAAATGACGAAGCTCTACGACCTGTCACAGATGGGCGAAGAAGATGCGCGTCGCGTCATCCTGGGCGAAAGCATTCCTCTTCCCGACGGGTCGGAGGTCTCGCTGGACAACATCAACGAAACGCCCCGCACCCAGCTTAAGCAGGCTCGGGAGGCGCAGCGAGCACTGGCGGAGGAGATTGAAAAAAAGAAGGAGCGGATCGCCGTACTGGAGGAAAAGCTGAAGTTGGCCGAGGCCGAGGGCAAGGAGAACGCTGGTGCCGCCGAAGAGCTGCGCCGCCTGAAGGCCCGGACAATCAAGGAGGACAACCTCCACTCCGAGATCCAGATCCGAATCGATGAGGCGACGCGCCTCACGCATGAAATCCGAAAGGTGATTGGGAATTTACCTGACCCGGAAAACGTGCCCAAAGGAATGGAGGAAGAGGTTGCTCGGATTCTGGTTCGCCTCCGGAGAGTCGTGGAGGGTAGCTACTGGAAGTACATCGATCTCGTGGAGGCCAACGAGTCAGCCGTCGACCCGATCGGTGAAATGCGTATGTCGGCAGAAATGGACCGGGCAGCCGACGAGATCACTCTTGTTCACATGGACGAAGAAGGCGACATCTAGTGCCTGTCTCCTCGAAAATATCGAACACCCGCCGGAAGGAGCTTGCTTTGATCCACGTCGCCAAGAACGACCTGGTGAAAGAGGGTCGGCTCAATGAGTCGTCATACCGACTTACCGTGGAATCCGTGTTGATTGACCGGGGGCTGGAATACGACACCGAGCGCCCGTCTTCTGCACGCCTGGATGGGGTTGGCCGTCGCCGGTTGATATCCATCCTCAAAGAGCGGCACGGCTGGTCCGGCGACAACCGTAGCCAGACGAACCGCCGTGAGAGCCGGTATTCAGGGCGCGGATCGAAGCAGGTGGGCACTTGGCTTACGCAGGCACAGGCAGACAGGATTAGCCGCCTTGAGGACGATCTGGGATGGGCCACCAATCCGGACCGGTTGCTGGGTTTCATTGAGAGGCAAATAGGGAGCAGGGCCACGGTCGAAATGCTGAGCGTTGCACGCGCCAGCAAAGTAATTCTGGGACTGGAGCGGATGTTGAAGTCTACATCCGATCCCCAATAGAGCATTCCATGAGATACGATTCTGATTTGCGTGAAGTAGCAGAAATGATAGACCGGGCTCCGCACGGGGAGAAGGGGCGGGTCGTTGAAGAATTCGCCACCGCATTCGGGGTGAGCCCGGCCACGCTCCGGCGTAAAATCCAGCGGGCTACCGGCAGGAAGCGCACGCGACAATCAGAACCCCAGAAAATCATGCCGGACATGCTGGATATGATCTGGGAGGTAAAGCAACAAGGCTTCCTTTTCCGAGGTGGAAAGACAGAGCTTTCAACAAGCCGATGCCTGGACATCCTGAAGGATGAAGGCTATCAATGGGCATCCGAAATCAGCGCCAGTGGCGTAAACCGCGCTTTGGCGGAGAACGGCTATCGGGACGGCAAGATGTTCAAGCTCATGAAGCCTGATCGGGCGTGTCAGGTCATGCTGTACGACGCATCGCGCTCTGAGTGCTTCCAGACCATTCGGCCTGTAGGTGGTGATTCCGACGACTGGGTCGTGCGGGTTACGTCCAAATTCGAGAGAGACCAGGACGCCAAGGCCGGGCGCATTGGAAAGCGGTTGTGGGTAGCCTGCATAATGGACATGCTCACGCGTATTCCGCTCTTGATGTACACACCTGCGGCAGGCGAAACCGTTGCCATGGGTATCCAGATGCTGGACCGTCTTTTCAATCGTCCTGACGATGCCCTCCTCCTCCGTCATCGCCCAGAGCTCATTCAGGCAGACCAGGGTGTTTTCCTTAAGAGCCGGATCACACAGGATTTATTGCAGCACATAGGGACGGAGTGGCACATGTCGAGCCCAGGGGCCAAGGAGTCCGGCGGTATGATCGAGAGGAACTTCCGGAGCCTTTGGCAGACGTTCGAGCTTGATCTGGCGACCAGAATTGCAAGAAAGCATGGCGAGGGCAGCTACATCCTGCTATCGGAGGTCCAGCGCCTCGCACACCAGTGGTGTATTGAACGACAGGGCAAGCGGAATACGTTCCACCTGGACATGACAAATGCCGAGGTGTACATGCAGTCCATCCGTGAGCATCCTCAGCCCCTCATCGACGTGGAAATGTCCTCGGTCGCATTCAGCAACTGGGAGCGCAGTATTGACAGCAAGACGGGCATCATCCGCCTGAACAATTTCCGCCTGCAGATTCCGAATCATGCGACATGGGCCCTCGGGAAGCTTGCGCGCGTTTACCGGACGCTGAATGGCGGCTGGGTGTGCGAGGTCATCAATGACAACCGGGGTGGAATCCTTGAGCTGAAGCCGTTCGAGTATGAGGCTTACGGCGAGTTCGAGAAGACGGCCCCGCTTCCTGTTGTTGACTCCATCAAGGACAGGGTCAAGAAGGCGCAGAAGGTCATGGCCATCGATCGCCGTCAGGAGCGGAAGAAGATCGGTTCGCCTACGACTCCGACGGTAACCCATGCCAGTGATACCGGAGATCGGGTGTCGCTCCTGGAGGCTCGTGGAGAGCTTGGCCGCATTCTCCGATCTGAAGATGTCTTCGAAAGCGAATCACAGATTATCGACTTGCTGGACCATTGCCAGCAGGCCGGAAACCTCCACAACGAAATGACCACTATCGAAATTCGGGCACTGGCTGAACGTCTTGTTCAGCTTGGGTCTGACGAAACTCTCAGGTTGGCCGTATGAGCTGACCTGAGGCCACGAAAGAGGCCGGGGTGCTGGTACCACCCCGGCCTTGGACTCAAACCCTTCCAACGGAGGCTTTATGAACCGCGATCGTTCACTTTTCCGTCATTTTGGCCTGAGTGCCGACACCCTTTACTGGGGTGCCGACCACGAAAAGTACTCCACTGAAATTCTTGATGCCGTCGAGAGTCGGCGACTGCTCTGTATTGATGGCGAGTTCGGTACCGGGAAAACCACCCTGGTCCGCGAGACCCTGAAGCGCATTCCCCGGCTTCGCGTCGTGGATGTGGTAGACCCGAACAAGGAGCGAATGAACATTGGCGCGATCATGGATCACGCCATATATGCGCTCTCTGACGAGTCGCCCCGGCGAACTGCTGCGGCCCGGTCTATCCAGCTGTCACGGATCATTGGCTCCCTGGTTGTCCATGAGGGCCAGCAGGTTGTCATCATCATCGACAACGCGCACCGGCTGCACAAGAACACGCTCATGGCCATCAAGGACATGCGTGAGAGCACCATCTTCAAGCTGCAGTCCTTCCTATTCACGGTAATCCTGATCGGGCACGGGTCCGTGCGCCCAAAACTGGAGGGCATGGGGGAGGTCAACCTGAGGACCAGGAAGATATCTCTTCGACAGAGCGCCTGGATGCCCGTTCAGGACAGGATCGAATACCTGGACACCATCTACCGCGACGTGATCACGGACACCGCCAAGGCCCGCCTGGCAGCCGTATACGAAACGCCGCTGGCGCTGGACAGCGCCATAGAAAACCTCTTCCTGGACATGAAGGCCGCTGGCGTGCGGGTGCTGGATGAAACGATGATTGCATCTTCGCCTGGGCAGCTCCGCCAGCTCCTTGGACTTTCCCTGAAGGAGGTTGATCGCCTGACCGGTATTCCTCGATCGACGATCAGCGACATCGAGCATGGCCGCAACGAGGACCCTGATCTGGTCAACAGGATCATGGGTGCACTGAACGAGCAGATGTCTTCGCGGACATCGGCTCGGAGGATGGCGTCATGAACGTGGTATGCAACCTTGAGCATGTCCGAAAAGCGCTACTGAAGCTGTCGTCCGACGAACTGCACACGCTGGGTTCCATCGGAGTCCGGGCAAGTCAGGTGATGGGCTGGCCCTACCTGTCTCGAAGGCAACTCGACCTGCAGGGTTACATCGTGCTGTTTCATGAGCTGTGCTTCGAACTGGACTTTCAGTCGCTCTTGGAATCCTCCGACGAGGACTTCCTGCATGACATTTCCGGGGTGCTGACGTGCTTGCATGCCTGGAAAACGGGTTGGGTTGACTTTATGCCGCGCTGCGCCAAGCCCTATCGGGGGGTCCACTCATGAAAAAGCCCCGCTTCGAAACGCCCGACCAGATTGAGGCCATTGCCTTCCGCTTCATGCGGGCGCAATGCCACCGATTCGGCATCCAGTTCCGCCACTTCATCGAGAACCCGGACGGCCACGAGTCCGCCTACCTCCAGTACCTCGCCAAATGGCGCAGTCGTGGACCAGTCTTCATTCTCGACAACCCTGTTTCACTCAACTGAACAACACCGACATGGCAAAGAAAACAGCCACACCCGTCCCCGAGGGATACCTCGAAAACGCCCAGGGCCACCTGGTACCAGTCAACCTCGTTGATCCCCTGGACAAGCTCCGGGATGAACTGGTCCGGGGCATCCTGGACCGCGTCCTCGGGGCGCAGGATCTCCTGAAATCCGCCAAGGAAGACGCCATGATGGAGATCTCTGATTTCATCGAGCTGGCCGCTTCCGAATACAACACCGAGGTCGGCGGCGCAAAAGGAAACGTCACCCTTCGCACCTTCAACGGCGATGCAGAAATCCGCATCCAGGTGGCCGACCGCATCGTCTTCGATGAGCGGATTCAGGTGGCCAAGAAGATCGTCGACGAATGCATCCACCGCTGGGCCGAGGACGCCAATGACAACGTCAAGGCGCTCGTTGAGCACGCGTTCCAGACGGACAAGGAGGGCAGGCTGTCCATCGGACGCATCATCGCCCTGACGCGGCTCGATATCGACGATGAGCGCTGGCAGGAAGCCATGCGCGCCATCCGTGACAGCCAGAGCGTCGCCTCCAGCTGCCAATACCTCCGGATCTACCAACGCGATGAAAAGGGCCAGCAACAGCGCGTGAACACTGACCTGTCCACACTCTGATCTCCCCTTGACCGCGAAAGGCCCTCCGGGGCCTCGTCCAGACGTGGCGGTCCGGGCCTGATGAGCAGCCGAAAACCGAGATACACCATGACTGACAACTCCAAACGACTCGCCACCCGCGAACAGGTAAAGAACCTGATCAAGGCCGCTGGCATCAAGCATTTCGGCGTCGATGAGGTGCTGGTAAAAACCAGTTCCACGAGCGCCGGCGGCGTGAAGAACAGTATGCCGCCCGTCGGCCTCATCTACAATTGCATTCCGACCCTGCTGGTACTGGACGCATTCCGGGCCAAGCTGAACGACCGTGTAATCCTCCTGTCCGGGTTTCGGAATGACGGATACAACCAGTCCATCGGTGGTGCGGAGCTCAGCTCCCACAAGGACTTCCGCGCATTCGACTTTACCGCCGCTTCAGGCACCCCTGAAGAGTGGGCCAAGATGCTGGATGAAATGCGCGGAATGCCCTTCCCTTGCCCGGTGATGATGGATGTTGTGGCGGGGGTTGGTCCCTTCCGGCCAGACCTGCTCAAGGTCAACAACACGCTCCAGGGCAGCGCCTTCATTTTCCACGGCGGAATCAATGCCTACAACACCTTCTGCCACGTGGACACTCGCGGAATTGACGTCAGCTGGTAGTCGCCAATGAAGTGCCCCAACTGCAAAAACAAAGGCTTCGTGCCATCCGAGGACATGAAAAAACCGCTCAAGAATTTGAGCGGAAAGGAGTCCTATGGAGATCACGACACCCGGCGCTACGTGTGCCTGCAGTGTGGGTACCGGTTCCTCACAATAGAAAAGCACCTACGGCCCATGCGCGTGCTGACCCAGGGGGAAATGTTCGATGCCGGTTGATGACGCCAGATATCAATCCTTCCGGCAGCGGATGAACCGCCTGACCCGCGACCTTTCGGCAGAAGAGCAGCTGGAGGTAGTGCGCGCCAAGGTGATGGACTATCTGTCCAGGACCGGGGTCACCAAGACGGCTGCGGAGGACATCCGGGGTTTCGCGCGAACGCTGATGGCCCGTGAAATGGAGCCGTACGTGGACAAGGCTTTCGGGCGCCAGTTCTCGGCCATCGATTCCGTGAACAAGCTCTATTCCGACCTGGGCGATGATATCACGCGCAACTTCACGGCCATCTATGCCATCGAGCAGGCGAACGCCCAGCAGTTCGGGGACTACGAAGAGGACGCGGCCATCAAGATCCAGAACGCCGTCAGGAAGGCCGTCACGACCGGGCAGTCCCTGGATGATCTGGAAAAGGCCATCGCCGGAATCAGTGAAAAGACGGCATTCTACGCGGAGGCCATCGCCAAGACGCAAGTCCGTGTAGTCTCCCGCGTGGCCAAGGTCGAGAAGGCCCGGATCGCCGAGGTCTTCTACTATCAATATGTGGGCAACGTGCGGGGCGTCACGCGCGCATTCTGCCGCACGATGGCCGGGAGCACGCACCACGTGGACACTATCCGGCAGCTTAAAAACGGCAACAAGGAGCCCGTCCTGACCAACTGTGGGGGCTGGCAGTGTGTCCACGATTGGGAGCCAGACCCCTTCGCCAAGGAGTCCGACAAGGACGAGATCGTGACCATTACAGAGGGTACGAGGACGATAGTTCTGGCCGGTGACAAGAGCACGGCAAAAGCCTATCAGGAAAACAAGCGTGCAGCTGCACGGGCGGCTTCGAGATGATCGACAACGCGACATACAGGGCATACTGGGCTGCCAAGCGCGCCGAGTGGGCTGCAGAAACTGTGTTCGGGGTTACGCCGGACGAAATCAGGTGTCGACGCCATGGGGAGAACGCCAGTATGGCCCGATCAACACTCTCGTGGTGGCTTCATACCCGGTGTGATCTGACGCACTCCCAGATCGGCGTCGTCGTTGATCGGCACCGCACCTCCATTTACACACAGATCCGGTCCGTCAACAACGAGCTGGATGTGAATGGATCCTACAGCGCTCGAATACGACGATTTGACCAGGTCGCCACTCAGCTCTTTGAGTCATCAACTGTTCCGCCGCTGGACCGCATTTCGCTGTCCGTAGGCATCACAACCATGGAGGCACCATGCAGCGATTCATTCAGTTTTTCCATCGGATAGTCGGCCTACTGGCCATGGTGGCCATCATGTGGCTACTGGCACTACTGGTGGGGTGTGACTCGGCACCGATCGAGTACGAGGGCTACGAAAGCCCAGTGGTCCGCATTGACACGCTCTACCATCCCTGCTTTGACGTGATGTACAAGTACCGTTGCATGTATACCGTGGTGCGCACCGATGGCTGA